TATTATTATAAAAACACTCAAAGGAACTCAAGGTGTGGGTGTTTCAAAGGTCAATGATATGGCATCTTTAATCTCAGTTGCTCAATCACTTTGGAAGTTTCATGCTGATTTATTAATACAAGAATATTTTGATCTTAAATCAGATATTCGTACACTTTTAGTAGATGGTAAAATTGTTGGAAGCGCTGAAAGAATTAAACAAAGCAAAAGTGAATTTAGAAATAATGTTCATTTAGGTGCTGATACTGTACCCTATACTCTTTCTAAACAAGAAAAAGAATTAGTAATAAATGCTGCAAGAGCAACTGGTGCTGCTTATTGTGGTGTTGATCATTGTAAAGTTGGAAAGGATTTTTATATATTAGAAGTCAATGGTTCACCAGGTATAAGATCTCATTTTATGGGATATGATTTAGAAAATGGTGAACCTACTAAGAAAGTAAGTGATAAACAAGTTTTAGATACTATATTAAATTGGTTTAGTTCAGAAAGAAGACGTAGGCCATTCATGAGAAAAGAGGTTGGTTATATTGAGAGTATAATATTAGATGGAATGGAAGATAATCCAATTCGTGCTAAATTTGATACAGGAAATTCGGCTTTTGCAACCATGCTTCATGTAGATAAAATGGAAGTCGATGGTAATAGTGTTAAATGGAAAAAGAATGGATATACCTTTGAAAGCGATATTATAGACATATCAGAACCAAATAGAGGTGGTGAACCATTTGATAAAAGGCCAGTAATCGAACATGGTGTAACCTTTAATAATAAAAAATATACAATAGAAATAGGGCTAACAGAGAAAGATACTGCTTCTGAAATGTTAGTCAATAGAAAAACAATGACACAATTTAGAGTATCGGTACATCCAGATAGATTATTTATTGTAAGTGATGTAGCATTACCTAATGATAATTATTCATATGATTGATGAAATACAGTATATTATAAATAATACTATTGAATATTCGTATTATGTGTAACTTATTAACTAACTCAATAAAATAGAGGACAAAGCGATGGCATTTCAAGTATCACCCGGCGTCGAAATTAAAGAAATCGATGCAACGAATGTAGTCCCAGCAGTTTCAACATCTATTGGTGGATTTGCAGGCTCATTCAATTGGGGTCCGGTTGAAGAAGTAGTAACAGTCAGTTCTGAAAATGAACTTGCTAGCACTTTTGGTAAACCAGACAACAATACCTTTAAATACTTTCTCGTAGCGGCGTCATTCTTAAAGTATGGAAACGCGCTGAAAGTAGTTCGAGTAGCCTCAGGTCACGACAACGCGACTGCAGATGGTTCCGGACAATTAATTAAGAATAGAGAAGACTACGTAAATAATTATGCTGATGGCAGTCTAAGTGTTGGTAATTGGGTCGCAAAATATCCAGGCGTTATTGGAAATAGCTTAAAAGTATCAATGATTACTCAGGGTATATCTAGCTTTAGTGGCTGGACATATGCTGGTAGTTTTGATGCAGCACCAGGTACATCTGACTATGCTTCAGATCTTGGTAAAACATCTGCAAACGATGAAATGCATATAGCAGTTATCGATGAAGATGGAGTTATTTCAGGAACACCAGGAACAGTGTTAGAAACATTTGCATTTGTTTCACAAGCTTCAGATGCAAAGAAGACTGACGGTACAACAAATTATTATAAAGATGTTATTAATAATAACTCTTCATATATTTGGTGGTCTGATCATGATACTTCACTTTCTGATGCTGGAGAAACTATTGCGGACAATACTTCATTTACAACTGTTAACACAGCAATTGAATCATCATTAAGTGGTGGTTCAGATGATAACGCTCCTACTGTTGGTGAGATTGCATTAGGTTATGATCTTTTAGAAGATGCAGAAACAGTTGATGTAAATCTTCTTTTTGCTGCTCCAGACGCTAATGGCGCTGAAGATATAGCAGAAGATTTAATTTCAATTGCTAATGCTAGAAAAGATTGTATGGCCTTTGTATCACCTCCAATAGAAGATACAGTTGGTACCTCATCACCAGCAGCTGATGTAAAAGCTTTTGCAGATGGTTTAACATCAACATCTTATGCTGCAGTTGATTCAACAGCTCTTTATGTATATGACAAATATAATGATGTATACAGATGGATTGGAGCTGCTGGTCATCATGCAGGATTATGTGCAAATGCAGATAACGTAGCTGATGCATGGTTCTCACCAGCAGGTGTTAACCGAGGACAACTATTAGGCGTTACTAAATTAGCATTTAACCCTAAGAAAGCTGACAGAGACACTCTTTATAAAGCAAGAGTTAATCCAATAGTATCAATGCCTGGACAAGGCACTATGCTTTTTGGTGACAAAACTTTATTAAGCAGACCTTCAGCATTCGATAGAATTAATGTTCGTAGACTATTCATCGTATTAGAAAAAGCTATTAGCACAGCAGCTAAAGCTTCACTATTCGAATTTAACGACGAATTTACAAGAGCTCAGTTCCGAAATCTAGTAGAACCATTCCTAAGGGATGTCAAAGGTAGAAGAGGAATTACTGATTTCTTAGTAGTTTGTGACGAGACTAATAACACAGGTCAAGTAATTGATGCAAATAGATTTGTAGCTGATATGTATATCAAACCAGCAAGATCTATTAACTTCATTACATTGAACTTCATAGCAACAAGAACCGGAGTAGAATTCTCCGAGATAGCAGGTTCATAGGAGGATTAAGACATGGCAATTTTAGGAGTAGATGATTTTAAATCAAAACTAGTAGGCGGTGGCGCAAGATCCAACCTATTCAAAGTAACTATGAACTATCCAAGTTATGCACAAGGTGATGTTGAATTAACATCATTTATGTGTAAAACAGCTCAAATGCCTTCATCAGTGATTGCACCTATCCCTGTACTTTTCAGAGGTAGACAATTACAAATAGCTGGTGACAGAACATTTGATCCATGGACAATCACTGTTATTAACGATGTTGGTTTCGAAGTTCGAAATGCAATGGAGCGTTGGATGAACGGCATCAATAGTCATAACGAAAATACCGGACTTTCAAATCCAAGTGACTATCAAGCTGACGCAATTGTAGAACAATTGAATAAAGCTGGTGAAGTGACAAAGAGATATGATTTTAGAGGATTATTCCCTACAAATATCTCTGAGATTGAAGTCAGTTATGACTCAGAAAACACAATCGAAGAATTTACTGTTGAGTTCCAGGTACAATACTGGGAATCTGACACAACTTCTTAAGGTATAAATAATATTAGACGAGGGGATTTTATATCCCCTCCGATAATATGAGGTAAATTATGGCAGAATTTTTTGGATTCGAAATCAATAGGAAAAGCAAAGAGCCTGTAAGGCCTTCGTTCGTTCCACGCACAGATGCAGATGACGGAGCTGGCGTTATACAAGCTGGTGGTCACTTTGGTGCATATATCGACATGGACGGCGATAAAGCTAAAACCGATGTCGATTTAATATTAAAATATAGAGACGTATCTTCACAGCCAGAATGTGATGCTGCAATCGAAGATATCGTTAATGAAGCAATTGTAGGAGATCATAATGATTCTCCTGTAAATCTTATTTTAGATGAATTAGAAATATCAGATAAAATTAAAGAAGCTGTTCAACATGAATTTGATGAAATACTAAAGCTTTTAAACTTTAATCAATATGCACATGATATATTCAGAAAGTGGTATATTGATGGAAGATTACCATATCATATTATTATTAACAATGAAAATCCTAAACAAGGAATAAAAGAGTTAAGATATATTGATCCTACAAAGTTAAGAAAGATCAAAGAAATCGAAGAAGAAACTGATCCTAAAACGGGAGCAAAATTGATTAAGAAAGTAGATGAATACTTCTTATATCAAGATAAAACAATGAATGCTGCTCATCAAGGATTAAAAATATATCCTGATGCAATTGCATATTGTACATCTGGACAAATGGATCCAGGCAGAAAAAGAATCTTATCTTATTTACATAAAGCATTAAAGCCAGTAAATCAGTTAAGAATGATGGAA